GCTTATTGGTATCAACTACATTCTTCTGATTAGAAATCTGTTCACGCAAATTTGCAACCGCCGCCTGCTGAATTTCAGCATAAGTCCAACCTGCCGCTGTCAACCACTCAACCAATTCATTCTTCGAGAAAAATTTCAGTCCAAACATTTTACCCTATTCCTTTCGTTTATATATTCAGTTTTTTATCCTCAAGAGACAGTTCCACGAATGTCTCTGTTTTCCCTAAACCAAACCCCCAAGTCAGCCACATTGAATGAAAATCTGCTGTATGCCCACTCTCTCCAGATTTTCCAGAGGGAGTTATATAGTCAATTCGTCTGGTAGGAATAATCTTCTCACATCCTAAACTCTGACAGGCATTGATATTCCATCCTGCATAATCCGCAGGAATTAGTAAGGCAAACGGAATGTCGTATTCCAAACATCTTTCATAAAAATCTATTTTCAAGGAGAAGGGAGGATTGGTAATTATAATAGGCTCTTTTCCTCGGTCTATCCAGTAGAACGGATGTTTCTCTTTCTCAATGAAGTTTAGCAGATTTGTTTCTTTCACATACTCGGTACATCTTATATCTGTAGACCACACGGAACATTTTAGTTTTGAAAGTAGTCTTTTAGAAATCTTACCTTCCCCTGCCGCAGGCTCCCAAATATAGTAAATCTCTCTCTTAGGAAGGAAGGGTAATAGTAAATCTACTGCATAGTCAGGTGTCTGGAAAGCGTCCCTACCTTGAGGCTCATAAAGCTTCTTTGGTTGGGGAGTCTTGGATTTAGCCTGATTATACTGCCAAAACCCTAAACTGTCAATGGTCTCTTTTTCGCTCATTTGGTAATCTCCTCTGGCGTAAATTGAAAAAGTATGGTATAATAAGGCTATGACAATCGGAATTTGCGAGTTTCCCAATATTTGGGATTATCTGCGCCTCTCTCATAATATCCTTTGTCTTTGAACCTTTTTCTAGTAATATAGGCTCTTTGTAGAGAAACTTCCGGTTTATCCTTTCTTTTCAATACCCCTCCCCTATTTGTTAGATAGGTGTTGTAAGAAGGTTTATACCTATTCAAAAGTTCTTTTTCCTTAGAAACCAATTCTTCTTTAGTACATTCTATTAAAAGACCGAAAATAAAAGAATCTTCTCCATATTTGTCAAAATCTTTCTGCATTAGAGAACTGCTGTGAGTACCGTTCTTTAGGATAGACATATGAACTGATACTCTACGCACGAAATTTTTGGTAGCACCTATATAACTACGTTTAGTTTTAGTATTTACAATCTGGTAAATCCCTGAAATTTTTTGTTTCTTAGTCATACTCACTATTATAACACACCCTAGCTAAACACGCAAGGGAGAAAGATTAGAGGAACATTAGAGAATGGAAATTGAACTAGACATTCCCATTTACAAATCAGTTCACTATGAGTACATTCGTATCTCGGATTTGAAAGAGGAGTATGAAAGACTGGAACTGGAAAGATGGGTTTTTGGAAGGTTCCAGCCCCTTATTCAGGGACAGGGGAAAGGTGTTCCGGCCATTTTAGATGCTGTCTTTGTTTCTGATTATATGAAGTATCTAGATTACAAAGCCGGTAAAGAAGTCGTTTCAGATTGACCCTTGACAAGTGGATTCGGATATGCTATAATTGCAATTACAACATCGGAAATAGAGCTAGGCTTCGTAGGTACGCTAAGGGTATGCGGTAATCCCTGAGGCCAAAAGAAAGTATGTACACCCATGTCTAGAATTTCTGCCGTCCGGTGTTTATAGGGAGTTAGGACAACGGAAGTCTGTTGGTCTCCAAAACTAACGATGGGAGTTCGAATCTCTCACTTCCTGCTAGTGGATATTTTTCGTATACTTTTCACCACATTCAAAAAGAAAAACGCACCGCTTTTCTGATAGAGTTTTATGCGTAGTAAACTTAATCAAGTGGATATTAACAAACTAGGCTCACCACTATAAAAAGAACCTTGCACAGGCGTTTCGTCCAACGGACTAGGACAATAGACTCTGACTCTATTAATGGAGGTTCGAATCCTTCAATGCCTGCCTAAAGTCTGCCCGAAGGAATATGAGTGGAGTTTTGATGGATAAGTTCACTGTCTCTGTAGCGAGTTGCAACGGACTTAGAGATGCAGACAATTTTGTGGGGTAGCCCCAAAACGGACGACCCCGCTCCAAAAATTCAGGTGGAAAAAGCTTGCAGGGAACCACCTTCACTCTTAATTGAGTAAATCCAAAAACCCTGCTAAATGCGACTATGGCAGAAAGGCTATGCACTAGTCTTCCAAACTAGCTACGAGGATTCGATTTCCTCTAGTCGCTCTGGTATCTAAAAGAATATACGTAAGTGTTACCTCGATGGGAGAGGGATTATTCCTGTATATTCTTGGATACCTAATTCAAAGAATAAGGAAAGGATTAGGATTATGTCAGGAAATCAAAATATGGCTACCAGAATTGAGACAGGGGAAACTACGGTAGAAGATAAGTGGAGAATTATCCGAATTATTCTTTATTGTATTGGCGGTGCTTTATTGATAGGGTTTGGATTAGGATATTTATTTTAGTAAGAAATGGGCGTTTAGTATAAAGGGAGTACTCTGCTTTTGCAATGCAGAAATAAGGGTTCGAATCCCTTAATGTCCACTAGAATCTAAAGTCTTTTATCCAGACAATGTAAGTAGTCGGAGCCTCCGATAAAGGCTTGAACATAACGTAATCTTACTAGATTCTAAAATGCAGATATGGTGTAACTGGTAGCCACGCTAGTCTTAGAAACTAGTTCTGTAAAAAGAGTGTAGGTTCGAATCCTATTATCTGCACAGTCTGTACTACAGCGAACAGATTACGCTGGAGATGCTTTGCTCTCAAGAGAGTCTGGTTGGGCAAACAGGTTGCGTCACCCTTAAACTTTAGTACAGAAAACATGCGGTTGTGATGGAAACAGGCAGACATGCGATACTCAAAATATCGTGCCGAAAGGCGTAAGGGTTCAAATCCCTTCCTCCGCACTAAGGCAACAAAGAGTTCCTTTAAAATTTTTCTTACATAAAAAACTTACTCTTCGCCTTATATAAATTGAATAACTCTGGCACAGCGAAGTTCCTTTAAATTTCATTTGGAGAAAACTTACTTCCCGCCAGAAAAATATGAAAGGACAAAGAATGAAAGCATCATTAGGATTAGCTAAGTTACTTGCTGGCGCAATTTGTGGAGTAATCTTATTTGTAATTTTTGTAATCGTTACAGACCCTAGCATACTTTATTGTTTTAATGCTGGAAGGGGGTTGGCTTGCTTGCCTCTGTTCTTTGGTAAATAAAATGGGCGTGAGCCGAATAGTGGCTGAGTCGGGGCTGTCTGTAAAACAGTATAGCTTGAAAGAAAGCATGGAGGTTCGACTCCTCCTGCTCCCACAAAATGAATCTGTAGCCCAATGGTTCAAGGCAACTCTCTCTTAAAGAGTAGATTGGAGGTTCGACTCCTCTCAGATTCACTATGCATCATTAGCTCAACGGTCAGAGCAATCGGCTTACATCCGATAGGTTAGGAGTCCGAATCTTCTATGATGCACCATCAGCACAGTGAAGTCACTGAATGACTCTAAATGTCAGCGTAGAGTTTACGACACAACAAGGGAATGTTGTTCGGAGTTTGGGAACAACGATGTCGGGCTATTGAGGTCGGTTTACGCCTGACAAACTATGGAATCGTCGCCTAGCGGCTTGGCAACTGTCTTTTAAACAGTATAAAGGTAGGTTCGACTCCTATCGGTTCCACTCGGATAAAACAGCGGCTAAGTCCTATCGTGTACTGCAAGTATGCTAGAACTTGGGTATAGGCTCCAAGTTCTTGTAGAAAAGTTGCAGACAGTTTTATCCTTACGGAGAGTAGCTCAAGTGGTGATAAACTAGTCTTGAAAACTAGGCTATCGGTAAAACGATAAGGGTTCGATTCCTTTATTCTCCGCCTATCCTCCCCTAGCTCATTCGGTTAGAGCAACCGTCTTATAAGCGGTGGGTGCGAGGTTCGAATCCTCGGAGGAGGACTATTGACATGTAGCATAAAGGTAATGCTCTCGGCTGTTACCCGAAGGATTGCAGGTTCGAGTCCTGCCGTGTCAGCTAGAGGGACTGTTTTAGATGCCAACCATTTTCATAGACTTTGATTGAGTATGAGAGCATAGAAAAAAATTGGCAGTTTGGACGGGTAGAAAAGTGGTCAATTCGCCGCTCTGATAAGGCGGTATGCGATGGTTCGAATCCATC